GGCCTACAAGAAGCGGGCCGTGTTCCACGACGTCGTCCGCGAGGCGATCCAGTCCATGGTCGGCGTCATGCACAACAAGGAGCCGCAGATCACGCTGCCCGACAGGATGGCGTCGCTCCTCGAGAGGGCCACGCCCGACGGCGAGGGCCTGTTCAGCCTGCTGCGCAGGATCAACGAGCAGCAGATGCTGAACGCCCGCGTCGGCATCCTCGTCGAGGTCCCCACCGGCCAGACGGTCGACCAGGCGATGCCGTTCTTCGCGACCTACGCCGCCCGGTCGATCATCAACTGGGACACCGGCGTCAGCGACCAGGGCATGCGCAAGATCGAGATGGTGGCCCTGGACGAGTCTGCCTGGGAGCGCCACAAGCTGTTCGAGTGGCGCTTCGAGATGAAGACCAGGATCCTGGTGTCCGACCCCGGCGAGATCGACGCGACGCTCGCGGGCGCTGAGCCGGGCTACCACGTGGCGCTGCTGCGGGACGGCAGACTCGTGCCGAAGACCGAGGACTTCATCACCCCCGAGATCGGCGGCAGGGCGGCTGACAGCGTGCCGTTCGTGTTCTGCGGCGCCAACGACCTGGTGCCCGACCCCGAGGCGCCCCCGCTGCTCGGCCTGGCCGAGGTGGCCATGGCGCTCTAGCAGGGCGGACGCCGACTACCGGCAGAACCTCTTCATGCAGGGCCAGGACACGCTCGTCCTGATCGGAGCCCACGACAGCAACACCACCAAGCGGACCGGCGCGGGCGCGGTCATCGACGTGCCCAAGGGCGGCGACGCGAAGTACATCGGCGTCTCGGCCGCGGGCCTGACGGCGCAGCGCGAGGCGATCACCGACCTCAACACCTACGCCAACGAGCGCGGCACCAAGCTGATGGAGTTCGACAGCTCCACCAAGTCGTCCAGCGGCGAGGCGCTCAAGGTGCGCGTCGCGGCCAGGACCACGACCCTGACCTCGATCGCCAGGACCGGGGCCGAGGCGCTGAAGCAGTCCCTCAGGTACGCGGCGGCCTGGATGGGCCTGCCGCAGGCGGACGTGGACAAGATCGACGTCGAGGCCAACACCGAGTTCGCCGACACGGCGCTCGCCGGGCCCGAGGTGCTGGCATTCATGCAGGCCAAGCAGATGGGCCTGCCGCTGTCGCTGGAGAGCATCCACGCCCTCATGGTGCAGAACGACCTGACCCAGCTGACCTACGACGACGAGCAGGCCGCGATCGCGGACGAGCCCCCGATGCTGGGTGCAGCCGCGGTGCCGATCGTGGGTCCCGACGGCCAGCCGATGACCCACCCGGTGACGGGCAAGCCGCTGACCGAGCCGGCCCCGAAGCGGGGAATTGCTGGTACCAACGCCAACGGAAAGACGCCAAAGAAGCCTATAGAGGTAGGCGTCAAGAAGAAGGGCACCGGCAACGCGTCCACCAACCCCGGCCAAGGAGGCCAGTGACATGAGCGGCGGCAACCCCTACCACGACGGCCTCGGCAAGTTCTCCACCGGCACCGGCGCCAAGGCACCGCACTTCGGCAAGCGCGTCGGCGGACCGCCCGCGCTGACGAAGCACGACGCTAAGCAGGCGATGAAGAACGTCGCGCACCGGAGCAGGATCGCGAAGCAGCGGTCGGTCCCGGACACTGTCCAGGGAAACAAGCAGGTCGCGAGGCAGCGCGACGCCAACATCAACGCAGGGAAGTACTGACATGGCGAAGACAGTGAAGCAGGGCAAGTACGACAGCCACACGCCGGGCAAGGCGGTCAAGTCGTCCGCGATCGGCGGACCACCCGACGCACCGAACGGGCCGCCCAAGGGTGGTGCAATCCACAACAGCCACAAGGGCGCGGTCGGCAAGGAACTGAACCGCAACCGCACCGTGACCAGCAATCCGGCCGCGGGCAACAGCGACGGCCTGGGCAAGGGTGGCGACGGCGCGGGCAACCTCCCCAAGGGCAAGCCCGGCGTCGGCGGGTCGGCGGGATACTGAGGCAGACGCATGGCGACCGCCAACGAGAACATACGAGACGCCCTGATCCGGCACCAGGTCAGCCTGCAGAGGCTGTCCGCGGGGCTGGGCCAGGAGGCGGTCGCCATCCTGGACAAGACGGAGTCTCAGCTGGTCGCCGACATCGAGACGGCCATCGCGAACGGCGCCACGGTCGAGAGCGACGCCGGCCTGCGCAAGTTGCAGCGCCTGGAGGACGTCGTCAGGGCGATCCGCACCGAGGCCATCGACACCATAGCCCAGAACGCCGAGGACAGCGCCATAGCGCTCGTCAGGCACGAGGCCGAGTTCACCGCGAACACCCTGGACGGCAAGTCGCCGGTCCTGCTCGACCTGACCCTCCCGAACGCCGCGACGCTGGCCGCGCTCGTCACGGGCAACCCCTTCGAGGGCCAGCTGCTGTCCACCTGGATGGACCGCCTGGCCGAAGACGACGCGACCAGGATCGTGGACGCGGTCAAGGTCGGCATGACCCGCGGGCTCAGCACCGACGACATCCTGCGCAGTGTCGTCGGCAACGGCGACTTCAACGGGGCCGACGGCACGACCCAGATCACCCGCAACCGGATCGGCGGGCTCCTCCGCACCGCCGTGAACGCCTTCAGCAATATGGCCCGCAACCAGGTCGTCCTCGCGAACAGGGACGTCGTCGAGTTCGAGCGCTACACCGCGACCCTGGACAGCCACACCACGATCATATGCGCCGGGCTCGACGGCAACATCTACAAGGTCGACGAGGGCAGGTTCCCGCCGCAGCACTTCGGCTGCAGGTCGATCCGCGTCCCCGCGCTCAGCCCGACGGCGATCGGGGACAGGCCCATGAAGCCGTACACCGAGCGGACGCTCGTGTCCGAGTTCGCCGACGCCAACGGCCTGGACGCCATCACCAGGGACGACATACAGCGCGGCCTCAAGGGCGCCTTCGACACGTGGGCGCGGGCCAGGGTCCGCGAGATGGCCGGCACGACTGCGGCGTCGACGACGTACAGCCAGTTCCTCAGGGGCCAGTCGGCGGCGTTCCAGGACGAGGTGCTCGGCGCCACCAAGGCGGCGCTGTTCAGGGACGGCGGCCTGCCGCTGAGCGGCTTCACCAACAGGGCCGGCGGCGAGCTGACGCTCGCGCAGCTGGCGCAGAGCGAGGCCGCGGCCTTCCGCAAGGCGGGCATAGATCCAGCGAATTACAAAGTTTCATGAATGAAGGCGTGATGCCGACATCGCCGCGGCTTGGTGCCAAGGCGCAGAAGGAGAAGTGAGCTATGAAGATCAAGCTGAAGTACGACGCCAAGGCCGACGTGCCCGCGGGCTTCATCGACCTGTACACCGAGAAGGACGGCGTCTACACGCTGACCGGGGTGGAGGGCATGAAGACCGAGGAGGACACGCTGCGGCTGCAGCAGTCCAACGTCGCCATCCGGCAGGACCTCAAGGACGCCAAGGCCTCGCTGCTCGTGCTGACGACCGCGCTCGGCGGCGCGAAGCCCGAGGAGATCGCGGCCAAGCTCGACCTGGTCGACGAGCTCCAGGCCCAGGTCGACGCGCACGGCAAGGGCGGCAAGCCCGACGAGGCGGCCATCGAGCGCATCGTCGAGACCCGCGTGAAGCGCGCGCTGGCCCCGGTCGAGCGTGAGCGCGATGGCCTGAAGAAGCAGGTCGTCGACCTGACCGGCGAGCGGGACGGCCTGAGTGGCACCCTGAAGAAGGGCAAGATCGACGACGCCGTCCGCAGGGTGGCGACCGACCTTAAGGTGCTCGGCCCGGCGATCGACGACGTGCTGCTGAACGCGGGCACGATCTTCGAGCTCGACGAGCAGGGCAAGGTCGTCACGAGGGACAACGTGGGCGTGACCCCCGGCCTGACGCCCGACGTCTGGCTGAAGGACATGCAGGAGAAGCGTCCCCACTGGTGGCCGGTGTCCAAGGGCGGCGGCGCCGGCGGGTCCGGCGCGGACCTGAAGGGCATGGCCGGCAACCCGTGGTCCGGCGGGCAGGCCTGGAACATGACCCACCAGGGCCAGTTCATCAAGGAGCACGGCATCGAGAAGGCCAACCAGATGGCCGCGCAGGCGGGCACCAAGGTCGGTGGGCCGAGGCCGCTGGTCAAGGCGGCCTGACCCTCGCTGGTTTACGACGGAGACCCGCCGGCGCAATGCTGGCGGGTAATTTCAACAACGGGAGAGCATCGCCATGGCGGGAACAGTCAAGAGAACGGTCGGCCCGGTCGCCCTGGCCACGGTCATGACCACGAACGTCTACAACAACGCGTCGCCCCTGATATACGACGTCGTCAAGCACATCCACGTCGCGAACAAGACCGCCGCGGCCGCGACGTTCTCACTGTGGCTCGGCGCGACCGGCGCCAACGCGGCCGGCACGGAGCTGTTCTCCGCGGTGTCCGTCCCCGCGAACAGCTCCTTCGACTGGTACGGCAACCTCAAGATGCTGAGCACCGACTTCCTCGTCGGCGGCTCGAACACCGCGACGGCCCTGACGCTGATCGCCGAGGGCGAGCAGTTCGTCGTCTGACGGGGGAAACGCGATGACCTGGGCACTCCTCTCTGGCAGCGGCGAGCGGGCCAGCGGCGGCGAGTACTACCGCGGGGCGGGTCCGCCCAGCGACTCACTCGGCCTACCCGGCGACAGCTACTTCGACATACTGACGGGCGACACCTACGTCAAGTTCGGCGCCGCCGCGCCCGTGCCGGGTCCGCAGGGACCGCCGGGACCGCCAGGTATAGACGGCGACGAGGGTCCCATGGGTCCGCCCAGTCCGCAGGGGTCCGGATCGGGATCGCCAGGTGCGCCGGGCGCCGACGGCGCGCAGGGCACGCAGGGGATACCCGGTCGCGACGGCGACGACGGCGACGACGGCCAAAGGGGACCACCCGGTGCACCTAAGTCTTTTAGCGTTGTCAAGCAGAGTTTCACAGTTAGCGGTACCTACACCCCGTCGCCCGGACTCGCCTATGCGACCATCGAAGTCGTAGGCGGGGGTGGTGGTGGTGGGGCTGCTACCTCCGGTACCACTGGTACATTGTTCGCGGGCGGTGGTGGCGGTGGTGGATCTTACTCACGCGCTATCGTGAGCGCGGCATCGATTGGCGTCTCACAGACAGTAACTATTGGCGGTGGTGGCGCAGGTGGTGTAGCAGGCGCGAACAATGGCGCTGCTGCCGTCGCTACGAGCGTTGGCACGCTCTGCGTTGGTAATGGCGGCTCAGGTGGACTGTTTTGCAGTTCAAGCCAAGTCGGTGCGGGTGGTGCGGGTGGTGCAGCAGGAACCGGAGACTTAACTACCGTTGGCACCCCCGGTCTACCGGGGATGTACAATAATGTTGCGTCCCAACCGGCTCTACCAGCTGGCGGCGGTGGTACGTCCATGTTCGGTGGTGGCGCGCAGGGACCGCCGTTTTTATCCGGGACGGCCACGGTCGGTGCTTCTGCTCCGGGGATAGGCGGGGGCGGCTCGGGCGCGGTCGTGAGCAACTTCGTGGGGTCTGCCGCTGGCGGCGCAGGAAATGCCGGTATGGTTTTCATTACTGAGTACCTCTTTTTCTGACAGGATTTGAATGGGGAGCAAAGGGCATCGAAAGGTGGCCCTTGCCTTGGCTAAAGCGCTCCGTGTATAATTTATGCCCGCAGGGGTCGGGGTCAGGATCGCCTGGCGCACCGGGCGCCGACGGCTTGCAGGGCCAGCAGGGCCAGCAGGGGATGCCCGGCCCGCCGGGCATGGACGGCGACGACGGCCCCATGGGTCCGCCCGGCCCGCAGGGTCCCGGCCTCTCTAGTGTGCTGCTTGTTGACCTCGATAACGGCGGGGCGGGGCAGTCCATCGTTAGTGGCGCGCACACCCTGATCCAATTTGCGCATGTGCAGCTGGACACGCAGTCAGGGTTCAACGTATCGACGTTTCGGTACACGCCGACCGAGGCTGGAAAGTACCTGGTCGGGGCTTTGGCGTATTTGGTCAGCAGCACCGCCGCTACTGGCCTTGTGGCCCTCGCGGGCATCCGGAAGAACGGGGCGTTTGTTTTTAAGGGCAACCTGTTCTCTTTCTTAACCTTGTCCTGCTCCCAAGGCTGCTCGATCGTCTCGGGCATCGTCACGATGAATGGGTCGACCGACTATATCGACTTCACAGCCTATACGGACAACCCAAATTCTATAGTCCTGCAAAGCGATCCGACCATCACCAATGCCTGGGTCACCTACCTCGGGGCGTAGCGGCGTCAACCTCTAACTTCGCCACCCTCGCCCTCGGTCTTCGCCAAGGGCAACGCTCGTCACGGGCCAGGTCGGCGTCATCCGCATGGACCTCGAGACCTTCGTGTCCGTGCTGGAGCAGATCGCCCACAGGTTCCGCGGGGCCAGCATCTGACCGCTGGTCCACGCTGGTTTCCAGCGGTACCGCAACGGCGTATCGATCACCCAACGCATTGGACTGCGCACGCGACCCGCCCCTCATGCGAGGCCCACGGGCAGCGACCGCACCGGACGGTAGGCGTGACGCCGACACCACCGAGGCCCTCCAGGGGCTCTAGCGCCGAGCGGAACGAGTTCAACCCCTAAGGAGCCACACAATGGCAGTCACCAAGATCAGCGACGTGATCGTCCCCGAGATCTTCACGCCGTACGCGCAGGTCCGCACCGAGGAGAAGTCCGCCCTCATCCAGTCGGGCGTCGCGTCCCGCGACGCGATGCTGGACACCCTGCTCGCCGGCGCCGGCCTGACGTTCAACGTCCCCAGCTGGAACGACCTGGACCACGGCGACGAGGAGAACGTCAGCAACGACGACGAGACCGACCAGAGCTCGCCCTCGAAGATCAAGACCCTCGAGGAGGTCGGCGTCCGGCTGTCCCGCAACAAGTCCTGGTCCAGCATGCGCCTCATCCAGGCGCTCGCCGGCGAGGACCCGATGCAGGCCATCGGCAACCTGGTCTCCGACTACTGGACCGGCCGCATGCAGGCCGCCTTCGTCGCCACCGTCCAGGGCATCTTCGCCGACAACGCTGCCGCGCCCTCGGGCACCGAGCACGTTCTCAACGACCTGACCGTCAACCTGTCCACGCTCAACGGCAGCGTCTACCTGGCCGGCACGACCGACTTCTCGGCTGACGCGTTCATCGACGCGTGCACCACCCTGGGCGACGGCGCTTCCAGCGTCACGGCCGTGGCGGTCCACTCCATCGTGTATGCCCGCATGCAGAAGAACAACCTGATCGACTTCATCCCGGACGCCGAGGGCAAGATCACCATCCCGGTGTTCCTCGGTCGTCGGGTCATCGTCGACGACGGCATGCCCAACCCCGCCGGTCGCGGCGCCGCGCAGACCGTCTCTGGCGTCTACCACACCTGGCTGCTCGGCCCCGGCGCGTTCCGCATCGGCGTCGGCTCGGCCGAGGTGCCGACCGAGGTCGAGCGCAAGCCCTCGGGCGGCAACGGCTCGGGCCAGGAGATCCTGCACACCCGCGTCGAGTGGATGATCCACCCGGTCGGCCACCGCTACGACGCGACCTCCCCCTCGGGCGGCCCGTCGAACGCCTCCACCGTGAACAACCTGTCCAGCGTGGCGACGTTCAAGCGGGTCTACCCGGAGCGCAAGCAGATCAAGATCGCTCGCCTCATCACCCGCGAGAGCTAATGAGGCCTGCCCACCACGGGCGAGCCGAGTAAGGAATGGGCCGGCATGGAGACATGTCCGGCCCTTTCCGGTAGGGACTATCCGCCGCAGCAAGGGACAGCGAACATGATCCACGCGAGACACGCCAGGCACCTGACCGAGGGCCGTGTACGACACAGCGACGAGCTCCTCGAGTTCGCGTCCCAGCAGGACGCTCGCCTCTCGATCGGCGCTGTGGCCGCAGCCAAGGCGACCGGCACTCTGACGCTCGGCGGTGTGCCGGGCGACACCCAGACCGTCACCATCGGCGCCAAGGTCTACACCTTCCAGACGGTCCTGACGAACGTCAACGGCAACGTGCTCATCGGTGCGACCGCGGCGGCCTCGGCCACCAACCTCTTCAACGCCATCAACATGACGGGCGGCGGTGCCCCCGGCGTCGACTACGCGGCCGCGACGACCGCGAACACCGACGTCGTGGCGACGAACGGCGTGGCGGCCCAGGTCCTGGCGACCGCCATCGTCGCGGGCACGGCGGCCAACGCCAAGGCCACGACCTCGACCGTCGCCCTCGGC